GACAAGGTATAATATATCACAATAAATGGTATATCATACCCATTCGGGTATAAAATTACTTAGCAGCCGATATAGCCTATAATGGTGGATTTATTCTACAACTCCATCAAGATGTTCACAGGCAGCTTTCCATTAATCATTTTTTTTCAATCTACTCAAATTGCCACGCCTTGAATTTTCGCTATGCGTTACCCATTCCATGTTGCCAATAACGTAGCCTTTGCTGCTATCTATGCGATCAACAGTTGGGCATAGCTTTCTATCATAGTCAGAATTAACCCAATCTTCGTACAGCTTGTGGAAGTCTGCACTTCCCAAAGCCCAATCGTAAAACAATTCTTTATCCAATAGGCTCTTGCCTTCATATAGATGGCTTTTTTGCTTCTGGATTCCAGTAACTCTGCTCTTCATGTTTCTATACTTGCGCATGAGTAGCCCGTTAATTGTTTTCTCATACTTTTTAGTAGCAGCGTTGCATGTTCTTTTGCGATATTCTCGCCTATACGCATTATCTTTTTCTCTCTGTGTCATACCTTCCCATCTAACTTATCTTCAATATACCATTTGTGAACGTTTGGTGCGATGCTGTAAGTATATCCACAGCTTTTGCAGTTCATTCGGTATCTTACTGTTCCCGATTTACTTACACGCTTTCCTTTACGCTTTAAGTTTACGCTGCCACATTGTGGGCAGCTATAACGCTCATTGCCTTTCATTACTCCTACATGAGTATCAGGCTCAATGTAAGGCTGCATCAGCTTGTAGATGCGTTCCAATTCTATTACATCCACCTTGCAATACTCAACGTATTGGCTCAATGCTTCCTGATCGTTGTTAAGGTATATCTTGTTCAACGTACCTTGTCCTCCGTAGTCTAACTTGCCATGTCCGCCTGTTACCTTGCTAATATAGTCAAGACGATTGCTGTTGAATAGGAATTTGCCCCTTGCTTTTTTCAGAGTATCAATAGACTTGATGTAGGCAGGGAAAGGCAGTCTGTGCAAGAATGCCCTTGTACGCAGCCACTTTATGTCGAACCTATCGCCATTGTGTGCTACCACTTCATCAGCTTGTTCCAATACTGGTGTGATAGCCTTGATGATACGCTTATCATCTTTGCCCTTTGTCCAAGTGATGCTATGCACCACATCTTCATGCTCCCATTTCCAGCAAGCGCATACGATTGCTCGCTCTTGAATTATCTGCCCATGATTGATACTTATGTTATACCCGATAGCATAAGTCCAAACTACGTTGGGCGAAGTTTCCAAGTCTACATAGAGTCTTTTTAATTTTCGTTGTTCCATATTAGTCTATATTACAAAAACATTCAAATGAAGGGTCATCAGCAAATAGCTGCTGCTGTGCTTGTGATGCTTCCTTTATTTGCTTGTATGATATTTCTTTCTTAAAAGTACTTCCACTCTTTTCCTCGTGATTTATCCACCAATCAAGTAACTCTGGCCGCTCTTTTGCTATGATGGCAAGTTTACCCTTGCCCTTCAAAAAGCATCCATCACAATTGCCATAAGGCTGTTTCAGCATCAAATCAAAGTCTTGCTCTGACCACCAATTCAACACATCATCCTTAGTTGTTTTCCATTTTACCAAAGGTAGTTCTATTTCTTGATATGATGGTAAGTTCTTGGCCTTGCTCCACCTTCTTGGCTCATCGTATCTGATGCCATTGTAAGAAGTCCACTCTTTTACACCTATTGACTGAAGGTACCTTCTTACTGTTTCTATTTTCATTTCCTTTGTGCAATATCTCATCATCTGATTGGGCAAAAAGTGCTTCTTGTGCGCAATCAATTCATCAAATGGTCTACCATCTCTGCTTGCAGTTTCGTATGAAACCACTTCAAAGTTGTTTCCATAGCGATATTCCAACCATACAATGTTTAGCCCCCATCGTTTATCGCACTCATTGATGAAGTCAAGTGTCGCAGGCATTTCCTTGCCTGTGTTCTGAAAGGTTACAATGTAGTTTTCAAGACCTTCATCTATCAGCCGCTTAGTCATGTAGGCGGATGTTCTACCGCCACTAAAATTGATTACATTCAATTCTCGCTGTTCCATATTATTTCGCTTAATTTTAGCTTCCAGCAGTTGCCATCCAAAGGCATATGAAAGATGGTGTCATCATCATCATCGCTTATCTGGATGCCAAATGTGGTGTTGTAGCACCACCTATCTACTGCTTCGTATTCTATCATAACTTTGATTCAAAATAAGTTGTAATGACTCTGCCTATCCAATAGACAACAAACATCACAGAAACTACCACGAGCCACAAAGGCACTTTGTTCTTCTCTTTCACTATTACCGATCTTACTACTTCTGTCTTGATTAACGTATCTGTTTTGCTCTGCTCAATGTGGAGTGTATCGTATGAGCGTATAATTTGCGTTCTAACGCCATATCTTTCAATCATGATAGTATCTTGCCTATTCGTTACAAAGCTGCTGTCTATTACGCTCCTATGCGTTACAAGTGTATCTGTGTAGCTTGTATCGTACACGCACAAATCAGGATGCTTAGTGCATAGCCGTGACATTCTTGCCTTCGGGCTGCATGAAGTCAAAACAGCCATGCAGATGGCGATGGCTGTTAATGATAGTTGATAATATGTTGTTGGTTGTTTCATATCTGTTTCTCAAAGTTACTCATAAATTCTTTCTCCATTGCTGTCCACGTTGATGAATCACGCCAATGCCCACGACCATACGCAAATCTCGCCTTATACCAACTTCCGTATCTATTGTGTAAGTATTTCAAGTAGCAAGCTGCAATCATCACGTTCTCTTCACGTTTATTTGCCGTTTGCGGCACTTTCTCTCTCCAATAGTCATAAGTGGTAGGGATGATCTGAAAGTAGCCTAAATCACCATATATGCCCACTTTCCATTGATATCTGCTTTCGTTCCACGCAATCGCTTTCAGGACATTCGCAGGCACACCAACCTGACAAGATACATTCTGTATCGTCTGCATCAACGCTTCCTTCTCTGTCATCGCTAACTGCTCCACCTTTGGGTGGTGGTAGTTTAGCTTTGACAACTTGGTAGGTGCTGTCAATGGGATTGCTAATAATATAGTGAGTAAAGTCTTCATTGCTCATGCACAATCAAAGCTATCCATCCAACTCTTAACATCAAACGAAGGGCAGGCTTTCTTTACGTTCGGGAAATCTCTATGCCCTAACACTTCTGCATCTGGGTGCTGCACTTTGAGTGCATCTACCAATGCTCTCATTGTTTCGCTCTGTGCAAGTGTCATGTTGTTGAACGGCTTACCCTTGCTATCAATGCCACCAATGTAGCTAATGTGTATGCTATGCTTATTATAACCACGCACACCATTGGCTATCTTATCATCAGGTGTTAGCTGCCTAAGCATACCACTTGGCTCAATGATGTAGTGATAACCGTTCGATTTCCAGCCTAAATGCTCACGCCAATAACGCTGTATGCTCTCCACAGTTGTGTTCTGTGGAGTTGCGGAGCAATGGATTACTATGTAACGTATATCTCTCATCAGTCGTAGATGTTGTCGTTATACTTGTCATCTGCCTTGTCATTGAAGTAGCTTATCAGCTTGAAGATGATAAACACTCCACCGATCAGATAGGTGATTAAGGCTAAGATTTCACCTCCAAGTGTGTCAGGCATGAACCAATACACTAACTTCATCCATACCAAGAAGATGATGGCGATGATCGCTAAGGCTGTTAATTGCTCTTTCATATTGTGTTAAATAGTAATAAACTTCCGATAAAAACAAGCACACGCACAATGAATAGCGTGTACGCATCTATCACTCTTATCCATCTATCTGTGAGTGATGATTCACCCAAGTAGCCCCACCATACACCTGTGAAGGCATTGTAGATATAGTCAAACCATATTCTTGTCGCTATAAAAGCAGCAATACCCTGCCACCATGTTGTGAATGGCAGGGCTGCCGCTAATAACAAACAAAACAATATATGAAAGACAACAACAGACACTCTGTGCTTGTTGCTAAAAGTTGCATATGCTGCTTCAATGATTACCCAACTCATGGTTGGGATGAAAATAAAGTATTCCATAGAACTAATTTTACACGAAGGTATAACAAGGCTTGGAATAAACAAGAAAAAAGTTTATTTTTTTTCAATGCCCCGCAAAGCATCTATCTTCTTAACCAAGTGCGACCAGATGTTCAGCCCTGTTATATCGCTGATGTTTTCAAACACACTCTTCAACTCAACAAGGCAGATATAGCCTGATGCTATCTGCCCTATGTGTACTACTTGTAGTGCTGGAAACATGATCTCAAATCCAAAGGTCAGAAATATAGCAACGCTATACAGCATCATCTTAGTTACCGTTCTACCTAACGCCTTGCTTGTTATCTTATCTCCACGCTTATAAGATGCCCACACCCCTGTGATTGTGTCCGTGAATATCAGCACCCCTGTAAAGATGATTATAGGCACAGCTGGTGTTAATACTGCGCCTATGGCTATGCTCATTGCTGCCAAATGCTTTGCTGTAAATTCGTTCATTAGTAATGTCGTTTAAGTGATTTCTCCATGTGTCCTTCATCTAACCACTCCAATAGATTTACAAGCAACCACCCTAACCTTGTCAAGTTTCCCACCTTCCAATTCTTAGCAAGTGCATAGCTTATTGTGTCATTAATGTTGCCGAAACGATACGATTTGAGCGTTTTATGATACTTTATGGCAAACGCATTTAAAGGCACTTGTAAGACAACATTACCCACCTTGTCAATACCTAACGCCAATGAATAAAAAAAGTCGCTTAGAAAGGCTGTATTTAGCCTTGTGATGAAGGTAATGACAAAGCTGATAGGGAATAGGGCAGCAGCGAGTGCTACTGCCACTATAAACAATACTACACTATTCAGCAGCTTCTTCATGGTCTATTCTCCACAGTTAGATTGTTGTCATCAATGATGTACTGAAACTCTTGCTCAATAGTGTTTACATAAACATAGTAGTCATTGTCATCTTTGTTTACCACCAAGTTTTGATTGATCTGCAAGTATGCAAACATGGGTGCGCCAATGTCCATAAACAGCATCGACTTGGGTGCTGTTATTCTTAAAGCCCATTCCATGTGCTTCCAATCATCAACCGCTATTTCGTAAGCTGTTTTGTTTACGAACGTGAAGATTTGCTTGTACTCTGTATCGGTAACTATCCACCCTTCCACGACCTTCTGCGTTGCTGATGACGTAGGCTTGTCTGCATACACCACATCAAGTTCAACGATGTTAGATGGTAATTGTGGCTTTACGCCATCTACAAAGTATCCTTTTCTGTGCCATGAAAGCACCTTTTGCTCTGTTTTATCGTATAGTATTGTCATATAAATCTGCCTTTTGTTTGGTTGTATATGTGCGTGATTTCTGAATCTGATAATTGCCTATTATACCTATAACAAGAATAGATGTATGCATTGCCATATCTGTTGTCATTTGGTGCTGGCAAATCATCCTTGCCAATCAGCCATGTTTGGGATGATGGTGTAGCTGTTCTTGATATAGAGGTAGTGCTTTGGCTGTCAAATGCGCCATCAAAATAAATTTTGTGCAAATTGCTGCCATTGGTGGAAAGCGCATACATATGTGGGATGTCTATATCCGTAACAGTATATGAACCTATAAATGTGTATGCAGCCGATGAGTTCAACACATAAAATTGCATCAACTTACCTGTATTTGGGTGAATTATATGCCCATTTTGCCTTCTTGACGAAGATGCCCATCCTGCTTTATTCCAATCAGCAGCAACGGCTGACTTCAACCATATTATAATCGTTTCCGCATAAGGGTTTACAAAATTAAAATTCATGTAATCATTACTCCCATCTAAATACAAACCACCACCATTCCCGCTATCATAGCTAACTCCGCCAACCAATGTTCCATCATCATCATTGCCACTCAAATCATACCAAGTAGTTCCGCTATCAGGATAGCTTGTCTGGAACAAAACATCGTACCAAGCAATAAGCCCATCACGGACTATATTTAAGTTTGGGTCTATTGGCATTATTATCATACTGTTCCTCCGATTACGTTCCAAACATCAGCACTTACTTGAATCAATGTAAGTGTGCCGTATTGATATGGTGTTTTAACTGCGGTAGTGTTTAACGTTACACCACTACCTGCTACTATACTTGTCGTTCCTGCGCCCATTTGTTCAACGTATATCACAGTACCTACCGAGAAAGCTACTGAGCTATTAGGTGGTATAGTTAAATTGTTTGCACTCGCCACATTCATCCGCACTAACTTGGCTGCATCAGTAAGAACTAATGTGTAAGATGCTGTCTGTGTGTTGATGCTAAGTGCTGCACCTAATTTAGAATCTAACTGCGTTTGTATTGCCGAAGTTACGCCATCAACGTAGTTTAACTCGGTGGTCGTTAGTGTAGCACCATCAAGAATATTGACTTCACTTGCTGTTGCCGTTACATCAGATATGGTTGAGAGTAGCTGTGTGCCTGTGTGGTTTGCTCTATCTCTATCTGAACTATGGTAGTGTAGCGTGCTATCGCCACCATCTGTCAAGTCTGTGGCATTTGCATCTGATATATTATTTACCTCTGCACCATCTTCTACGTTCAATATAGTTCTTGCCTGTGATGCACTAACTTGCTGAACGCTGCCACTTCCCCCCGTATGCCTTCCAAGAAAGTGAGATGTACTAATGTTTTCAATCTTAGCAAAGGTTACATTAGCATCAGCTATCTTGGCTGTCGTTACAGCGTTATTATCTATTGTCCACGTTGCACCCGATGCGCTTACGGTTATATCTCCTTTATCGCCATCGCTTATTGTTGCCGTTGATGATATGGTAATGCTGTCCGTGCCATTGTCTGTAATGGTTACATTTGTGCCAGCTATCAGATTGATTGCTCCACTCAACCCCTCTATTGTAGTTACACCACCGACTGATAAATCGCCACTTCCGAGCAACGATGTGCCGTTTATTGACTTGATATTGGTCTGATTGACCAATGTGTCTTGCTTGCTCGCTAACCCTGTGTCTACATAACTCTTAACAGCATTTTGGCTTGGATATAATGTATCACTTGTTCCCAAAGATGTGGTTGTACTTTTATTAGCTACATCTTCGGGGGTGTACCCTAATGCGGATTGCTTACTATTGAATGTAGTCCAATCGGTAGAAGTTAGATACCCATCTTGCAAAGATGATGCTGCACCCAGTTTGGTCTTGATGGTAGATGTGGTTTCATCGCCTGTGTTAATGCCACTTGTATTTGTGATAACTGTCTGCTGTGCATCTGTAACGTATCTCTTGTCAGTACTATCAGAAATGTCTGCTGTCGTTGCATCTTCGCCTGATGTTACAAGCCCCTTGCTATCATAAGTTATCTTTGTCTTTGTTGCCCCTGTGATAGATGTATTCTCATCCACCTTGCCATCCAAAGCAGTCTGCAAGTCTGTTTGATCTGACAGCGTTCCTGTGATACTGCCCCACGTTCCACCGCCACCGCTTACGGCTGCAAATTCAAAGCCATCTGCCGTTGCATTTACTTTGATGTACTTGTCTGCATTGCCTGTGAAGTCAAGGTCATCTTTTAGTGCTTGCAGTATTTCGTCTAAGTTTACGTTTATTGTTATCGCCATTATAGGTTGATGTTAATTGTCTGATCTTCTAATACGTTCAGCGCACCTGTTGCTTGCTGAACTCCATCTACGTTCACAATGTAGTTTACGTTCCACGTTGGTGTGGTTGTGCCATAGTCTACTCGCACCCTTGTGCGATAGTCTGTGTCTGTTCTAAATAGTTCTGATTCTTCGTCAAAGTAAGGGCCATCGCTACCTTCAAATATAATCTTATCCACCACATTGCTGCTGTTCAATCCATTGAATCTATCAATGGCAGAGCGTATCTTATTGTTGATGTCAATAGCTGTGTCTACTTCTTTGCCGTAGCAGCTTATCTGGAAGTAGACCACATCTAACTTGCTTGCGCCATCTTTGGTATCTGTTGGCTCTGTGTTGTAGATGTCATAAACAACATAAGGCTTGCTACCCTTCTGTGGGGCATTGGCAGGAAAGCAGCGTGTGCTGATGAGTGCTACCAAGTCAGCATCGTTGGTTATTAAGTTATATATCGTTTTTGCTATGTTCATGTCTTTCCTTGGCTGATTTACTATTGTGGCAGCTATGGCATAAACTCTGTAAGTTGTCAGCGTCTAATCTCTCACCGCCTAATCTTATTGGCTGTATGTGGTCAACCACATCTGCCTTTACCATGTATCCCTTCTTGTAGCAAATCTCACAAGCAGGGTTGTTGTGGATATAGCTTGCTCTGCACTTGCGCCAAGCTGTGCTATGATAAAACTCTGCATTTGCATCGCTTGACCATTGCTTTGGCTGCTCTGCCTTTGGCTTCTGTGTCCAGAAGAAGTCTTTGCCTTTGCTATTTTCCCAATGCTTTCTCATCAATT